GAGCACGAGGGAGCGGGATCCTTCAGGGAATTCCGCTTCGATGGCAGCCTGCTGGAGGGTAGCTACGACGCTCATCGCCATCGATGCAGCCGAGCCGGTGTAGGCGGCGGCTCCAAAGTTGGCCAGCGTGATGCTGCTTGCGATGTCGTCGCTGACATCGGCCACCAACTTGAAGACCTTCTGGGCCATGATCTCATCGGTCAGAAGACCGGGCTGATCGCGGACGTCCTGAGAGCTGTATCCGAGGGACTGATACTTCCGCTTGTTGACGGTGATCGGTTTGGCGGAGACGGTGCCATCGCCCGCCACGTACCCATTTGCGGCGTTCCAGTCCGTGGAGGCGGCGGATTCAAGCGGGATGTACGGGACGGCGACGACGTTGGTGCCTTCGAGGCGCACCGGGGTTTCGCTGACTTTGTAGGCGAATGCCCGGATCATGCTGAGCCGGGGTTTGAGGGCGCGGACGATCTCAGAGAGAACAGCTTGGCGCTTGAGATTGGAGTCAATGATTGCTGCCATGGTGCTAGATGGTTATGGGCTGGTGGTGGTGATCAGTTTTTGCCGAAAATCAGGTCTTTGTGCTTGGCGAGGAAGTCCTGCCGTTCCCGGATGGATTTGCAGGCGGCGAGTTGCTCTTCGAGTTCCGCATGGGTAATGCTGGTTCCACAGGCGGACGGGGCCGGAGCGGTCGGAACGGAAGCGGAAGGGATTCCAATGGTGCGGACGGCGGCTGCTACGCCGGTGCCTACCGCTTCACCGAAAGCCGCAGCAGGGTTTGCAGCAACGGACGACGGGTCACTGTGGCCATTCTCGACGAGCCATGAACCGATCTGCTGCAGCATCTCGGTCTGTTCCTGCACGGTGGCCTGCAGTTGAGCGATAGTCGCGTCGCGGGTGGCTACCGATTGCGTGAGGCCGTCGATCTGCGCCTGCAGGCTGGCGGTATTCTCAGCCGCCCGCTGGCGGCCGGAAGCGAAAGCGGCGACCCGTTGCAGGATCGTCAGGTTCGCCGGTTCGTCTTCTTTGCGGGCGGTCGGGGCGGGAGTCTGCGCTGCCGGAGCAGGGGCGGGAGTTGGGGCCGGTGGTTGTGCGGTGGCAGCCGGAACCGGAGGCGGAGCCGACGGCTCGGCATTGACGTTTCCAGACAGTGCGAGGGCGGCGGCGAGGCAAGCGATGAGGGATTTCATGCGATAGTGCGATTGGCTTCAATTCCACCGGAGGCGTCAAAGCCCGAGTGCGGTCGCGAGGAACTCAGCGAACGTCACGAAGGCCGTGCTGTCAGTGATGCCGGCCGGAGCCATCCGGGCTTCCCATGCCTGCCCGTGCATTGAGCCGGGCTCGATGCCTCGGCGGTCCTTCATCCAGTTCTTGAACTCGTCAGAGTATCCCTGCACCATGTTTTTCATGTGGGCGTCGTGGGCATCGGTGATCGGGCCGCGGCCCAGATCCTTCAGCGTGGAGTCTGCAGTGTAGATGCGAGTGGAGATCCCCAGCTTCTGCATCAGGCCGGAATTATCGGTCAGGGCCGCAATCGTCCCGATGCTCCCCACGTATGCTCCGGGCGATGCATGGAATGCCTGTGTGGCGGCTGCAAGGTACATGCCCGCCGATGCGTTCAGCCTCTGCGCATAGCTCAAGACGCTGACGTCCGGCCGTTGTTCCTGCAGGGAAAGGAGTGCATCAGCGGCTGCGCGGAGGCCGAGGACGCTGCCCCCGGGCGTGTCCATCTGGAGAACGAGCCCGGAAATCGTCGGGTCCGCAGCCACGGCAGCCACTGCGGAGTGGATCCGGTCGAGGTTCCAGAGCCCGTAGTATTCCTCCTGCAGAGCCGATGCCCCGGACACGATGACACCACGCACCGGCAGGATGGCCACGGCCGACGTCGGCCCGCGGAGCACCGAGAGCGCGTTCGGATCGGCGTCACGGCCCTCGTCTCTCATGGCTGCCTCCGGAGCGGCGATGCGCACCCGGCCCGCTGCGTATTCCTGCAGGAGCGCCGACGTGTCGACCGCCACTGGGAATTGCAGGTATGACGCCAGTCCGGCGGCCGTGATAAAGGCGTCGAGAGAAGAATTCTGAAGGAGCATTGTAGGAAATCTTAGGATTTTCTTGTGGCACCATCACGGTGCGTTCGGATCGTTCTCCGCGGCCGTTTGCGGCGGCGGTTGGTCTTGGAAGAACAGATGAGGAGGCACTCCCTGACGCTCGCATTCCTCCATGGCCTCGCGAAGTTCAGTCACCCGCTGGCGGACCTCCTGCTTCCACTGCTGCCCTTGCTCGCCGTACTCGGTTTTCCAGTTTGTCAGGCCGCTTTTCAGACGGCGGTCCTGCGCGGCAGCGTCACGGCCGGCGTCGATGGTGACGGCCCGCGGATAGTTGACCGTGTGTCGCCACCATTTCGGATCCCTTGGCCGCGGCACCTGCTTCGTGCGGATTGCCCACTCGACGCGGCGCACATAATCCACCGTCAAGAACTTCACCTGCTGGTCGAGCCAGTATTCCCGCCATTCCTGCGCCTGATTGAGAACAAACCTGACGCCCGGGCCGGTCAATTTGTCGAGCATGAACAGTAGCTCCACCGGAACCCCGAGGCCCATGGCGATCTGGTGGTAGATGTCCTCCTTAAGTGCGGCCTGTGCTGGGAAGTCCCGGCCGTCATTAATAGTTTTGATCTTCGCGCCCGCCGGCATGTTTACAACTTCGCCATTGTCGAACACCTGGTTGATGTTTCGCGGGATATTCGACGGAGACGAAGTGCCGACGGTCGTCTGAGTGCCTCGGTCGGCGAGGTTCTCGCGGACCATTTTCCCGCTGACTGGAGGAAGGTCGCCTGTGGTGGTCCCGCTATCCCTCTCAATGGCGAAACCGACAAGGCCGTGAACCTTCAGGATCTTGCGGACATCGTTGTCGATCTCACGGTAGTCGAGCAGCTGCGGGATGGCGTGGATCAGTGAAGGAGTCCCACGGGTGCTGCTATGGGTCTCGAAGTTGGCGAACAGGTGCGCCATCGCCGCCGGAACGCTCTGCCCCGGACCTTCGGTTGTGATCCAATCGACTTCGTTCCGGATGTGATAGGCCAGATGCGCGTAATGCGGCCCAAGTTGGACGCCGTCAGTCCATTCGTCAGGCTTCCCGTTAACTGGGTTTGCGATCAGGGCGCTTTCAACGGAAATGACGGTGGGCGATCCATCCGGGGCGGTGGCGTGGATGGCCAGCATGTCGCCATCCCGGAAAGTGGAGAACAGGGCGTTCGTGAGGAATCCGCTGGCCGTGAATTTCTTGCTCGCATCATAGTTTCCCGGGCGCTTCTCGTAGGTCTCAGTCCACCATTCGAGCAGGGCATCATTGAAAGCCTCGTCTGAAGTCGCGGGGATCATGCGAACCGACCCTACCCACCTGGCAAGGTCGCGGGTCGCCTTCCTCGCCGGCGGAATGTTCCACGCTGCCCACTGCGAACGCTTCCGGGCCTCCCTCAGCGTCAGTTCCCGTAGCTGTGTCTTCCCGGTCAAGTTCGGGAAATAGACATAGCCACGGCTGGTGCTGTGATCCGCAGCGGCAATGCCGGTGACGTAAGCTCCGGGGGCTGGAGAGGGAGCGGAATCCGCTTCCGTCTGGATGCTGGCGAGCGCTTTGGCGACTCGGTTTCGTGGTCGTGTCCGGTTTTTCATTCGATTCGGCGGCGGGAAAAGTCGACTCCTGCACCCATTGGCGTCTGCGTTAGGACTGGGTCGTCGCCATCTGCGGCAATGCGTTTGGCGTCGATGGCTGCATTGCATTCGGCGATGATCTGCACGCAGTTTTCCTTCGAAATGCTGAAACTGCTGCCCTCGTAGCTTCTGGATCCTGTGCCTGCCTCGGCATTGACCTCTAAAGCCACACGGCGGATGCCTTGAAGCTGTTCGATGGTGTATTCCTCCGCCATAGCGCGGACGACGTCAGAGTTTGGGCTCATCGCTTTTTACCGAGGACGTCAAAGTTGCGTGCTTTCGTCCGCCTCGACGGCGTCAATGACCACAAGGGCGTACTTGATGAGGTCGGCCTTGTCGTTCGGGAGCCTCTCATTGCGCTTCCGCCACCGGAGTTCCCGGATGTTCCCTTTGTCTGGTTTCGTGTAGAAATGCTCCATGTTCCCGATTTCGGTCAGAACCTCCTCCGAGGTATCGACCGGCAGGTTGACGGTCGGTCTGGTCGATTTTCCATCGGCTGCCTTCGCAATCCGCTCGAGGTGCAACTCATGTTCCCAATGATCTGCCTTGATCTGGATGATCCGCAGCGTGCAGGCCGCCCCGTACTTGTCCCTGGCAGGGAATTCCTTTACCCATCGTGCCTTCACACGTGCCATCCGGTCCTTGATCGCATCCTTCCCGCGAATTCCGACCCACCGGATGCCTGGAGTGCCAGTGCTTCCGCCCTCTCCGGCGAGGAACTCGTGGACAAGGTCGGCCCGATAGCCTGTGTCGACGCACGCAACGGCGACGGACCACGGATTGTCAGGGTCGTCCCTGTCGGTGAACTGCCGCTCGGCGACCACGTCAGGAAGGTCGTGCAGTTCCGGGACCGATCCCCAGTCAAGCACCCAGAGCGACCCATCCCAACCGGCGGCCCAGATCATCCATTCGACGCTTCCGATCTCGCCTGATGCGTTTCCCGCGCCCCGTTGGACGTCTGCGGTCATTCCGAGGAAGCGGATGTCGGCAGCGTTCAGCGGAATCTTCAACCTAGGCTTCCCATCCCACTCCAGTCGGCGGTATCCCCGCTTGAGCTTCGCAACCGGAGCCACGGCGGCCCGGCGGATCTTGTACCGTGAGAACGGAAGGCCGAGGATGTCGGTATAGAAAGCCTTCATCGTGCCTTCCCCTCCAGATTCCGTCGCCTTGATGAACTCGTTCGCGACCGCCCCCCACCGACGGGAGGCAAATGCCATGTTGAGGAACGCTCCAGCCTGCAGCGAACGGTGGCCGACGTCCGGCGATAGGTTCGTTGCCACGTACCGACGCCGCGCAATCATCGCTGACTTCATGTCTTCGGTGATTGGCGGGCACTCGTCGCTGGCCTCGCACTGGTACCAGGTCTCAGACTCAACCCGTGCCTTGTTCCAGACCGACCGAGTCCCCTTGTCCGGAGTCTCGACGTCCTCCTTGCAGTGACCGAAACGCAACTGGTCCATCTTCAGTTCCTGCCAGTGTCCGCAGTGCGGGCAGGGGACTTCGACCCGCTCCTGCGTCCCTCGGAGGTAGGACGCATGAACCACCGTCTCCTTCGTGACGACCGGCAGCAGTTTCCCGGACAACGGGTGTTCCTCGTACTCTAGCGAATTATCGGGAGTGCTGAACGCCAACAGCTTCCCTTCGTCGTCGGCTGTGATGCGGCCCTCGAGGAGCTTGAGCGACGGCATCTCATTGATCAGATCGTGCTTCGCCACCTCATCCGCGATGGTCAGCGATGCGGGCTTTGAAATGAACTCGCTGGCCGACTGGCCGCCCCCGAGGTACAACGTGCCGCCCCGGTTATACCTGAGAGCGAGCGCCGTCGTGCGCTTCTCGTCCTTCGTCGCCGACAGTTCCGGGTATGCGTCGAGGATCGGTTCCAACCGGTCCCGTGCGAAATCCCGCGCCTGCTGTCGGCAGTCGGTGACGAGGATGGCATTGCCTCCCCGGTGATGGATCCACCAGGCCAGTGCGTGCATCGCGATGGTAGAG